AAAAGGCGAGGTTGCCAATCCCAACGGCAGACCAAAAAAGTACGTCACTCTACTCAAAGAGCAGGGGTACAAGTTAGCCGAAATAAACGACACCATTCAGGCAATGTTGTCAATGGACTTGGATGAGCTGAAAGAAGTGTGGCAGAACCCGAAGGCCACCATCCTTGAAAAGACGATTGCCAATGCTATGCGGAAGTCACTTGAAAAGGGCAGCTTGTATTCGATTGAAACATTGCTTTCAAGGGTGTATGGCAAACCAAAGGAAACGGCCGATGTAAATCAAACGGTCACAGGCGAAATCAAAATCACACTTAATCTCGATGGGCAATAAACAGACAGCAGTTGAATGGTTGCTTGAAAACCTGAAAGAAAGTTTATCTATTGAACAGGCAACTGCAATAATAAACAAGGCCAAAGCAATGGAACGGCAACAGATTATGGATGCGGTCAACGCCACCATTATTGACGATGACCTGAACGCATACGAATATTTTACAGAAGAATACGAATGAAATATACAGCACAAAGAAGGCGGCTGAAACGCACGAAAGAAAGGCGGGAAATCAAACTACGGGTTGCCTGTCTTAAAATCAAGTCACCCGAAATCAGGCGGCTATTTGCAGAAATAAAGGAGATGATGAAATGAAAGTATTAGCCCTTTGGGAAGGCATGGGTGGAGTTGAATACCACCGCCTATACACACCACTAAAACGATTGCAAATTGATTACCCTGATGACATCACGGTTAGCATATCACAGAACTTTGAACGCAATGGAATACCGCATTTATCTAACTACGACCTTGTCATCTTCAACAGGTGGCTGGGTGAGAACCACTACGAGATACTCCACTACTTGGCAAAGAACAATATCAAATACATCGTGGACATTGACGACTATTGGGTACTGCCAAAACACCACCCGACTTACAAGTATTTCCGGGAGCATAAACTGAAACAGCAAATCATTGACGGGATCCGGTATGCAGATGGTGTAACCACGACCACAGATTATTTGGCCCAAAAAATAGCGAAGTACAATTGTAATGTTCAGGTGCTGCCCAACGCACTTGACCTGACAGATGACCAATGGCTTTCAACACCACAGGAACGGGAATACTTCACCTTTGGCTGGGTGGGTGGACTTACTCACAGCAATGACATCATGATACTATCGGAAGCCATTGAACGCATCTGCAATGAGCATGACAATGTCCGCTTTGTTTTGTGCGGATGGATGGCAAATAACTACATTTGGGATAGCATACTATACAAGTTCAATGGAAACAACCCGGTACTGCGGCCACAGGTGTTGGTCAGCCATGCACAGCAGCCCAACGAATACGGCAATTTTTACCGCCTATTTGATTGTGCATTAGCACCATTGGAGCAGAACGAATGGAACAGCTGCAAATCCGAACTGAAAATAATCGAAGCGGCTGCGTATGGGTTGCCGGTTATCGCATCAGGGGTTGAACCTTACCTGCAACACCTGAATAATGCAGGGGTGAAGTTCTGCCTGAACACACCAGATGAATGGTACAAGGCAATGAAACAGGCAATGGATAGCCAACCGATTGCAAACCAAATCAGGGGTGAAGCCAATAAAATTTACTGCAACCAACACCACAACCTTGAAGCCATAAACAAAGACAGACTGGATTTTTATCAATGCACATTAGCTACACCCGGCCATTCGTAACGGATTACCAACGGGCGATTTTAGACAGCCCAGATAGGTACACCGTGACCGCTGCTGCCACGAAAGTGGGCAAGACAGCGAGTCATATCATTTGGCTGTTTGAACAGGCATTGAAGCTAAAAGAAAACCAATCTGTCTGGTGGGTGGCACCCGTGTATCAACAGGCAGAGATAGCATTCAGGCGTATGCGTAACCAAGTGACCGTGCGTGACTTTTTTAAGGTGAATGAAAGCAAGTTGCGTTTGACGTTGCCAACGGGCGGCATCATTGAATTTAAGTCAGCAGACAAGCCCGACAACCTTTATGGTGATGACGTCTATGCTGCGGTGTTTGATGAGTTCACACGGGCGAGAGAAGATGCGTGGTTTGCCCTGCGTTCTACCCTTACCAAAACCGAAGGTAAGGCAAAGCTAATCGGTAACGTAAAGGGCAAAAAGAATTGGGGTTATAAGCTATCCGAACGGGCAAGGATGGGTGAGCCGAACTACGGGTTTTTCAAAATAACCGCATACGATGCCGTCAATGCAGGTGTTCTTAAATTAGAGGAAGTGGAACAGGCGAAACGTGACCTGCCACAGCACATATTCAGTGAGTTGTATTTGGCCGAACCAACGGAAGATGGCAGCAACCCATTTGGATTGAGCTACATTTCGCAGTGCATTGCACCGATTTCCACCGCCAATACTGAGTGGTTTGGTATAGATTTGGCGAAGTATAGCGATTACACGGTCATCATTGGCCTTGACTCCGAATACCGGGTGTGCTATTTTGACCGGTTCCAAAAGGACTGGGCGCAAACAGAACAGCACATCATTCGGGTTGTAGGCAACACCCCTGCGGCCATAGATAGCACGGGAGTAGGTGACCCGATTGTGGAGAAGATACAACGGCATTGCCCCCGTTCTGTTGGTGTAAAGTTCACATCGGTATCAAAGCAGCAAATGATGGAGCAGTTGACCGCAGACGTTCACGCTGGGTTGATTAAATTTCCCGAAGGCATAATCGCAGACGAGATGCGTAACTTTGAATTTGAACACACGGCAACGGGGTTGCGTTATTCTGCCCCATCAGGGTTGCACGATGACGCTGTTTGTGCGTTGGCACTTGCCCGGTATTGCTCACAAAAAAATAAAAAAGGAGTATTTGTAATAATATGAAATTACCAAAGAATTGGAATCAAATCAGCATAGCGCAGTTTCAGGAATTGCAGCTATTGACCGAGCCGAGTTTTGACAATCAGCTCAAAACATTGTCCATTTTATCAGGAAAAAAACTGGACGAAATTGAGGAGATGCGGATTGTGGACATCACGGCAGCATTGGCAAAACTTGCATTCATGGCAGAGTTACCCACCGCAAAGAATGTGGGTAGCTTCCGTATCGGCAACACCCTTTACAAATTCGCAGCCAATCAGCACCACTTGCAAGCCCACCAATTTATCATGGTGCAAGACTTGTTTGCTGAAAAGGACAAGTGGGTGCAGAACTTGCACATGATTATGGCGGCATTGTGTGTGCCTTACCGGATATTCCCACCAAAGCGAAAGGAAGTCAAGACAGATGACTTTGAAAAGATTGCAGCGCAGTTCAGGGAACGGATGCCGATTTCATTTGCGTACGCCTACACGCTTTTTTTTTCTCTATGCTTACCGGAATTACTCGAAGCTACCCAAGTATATTTAGAGCAGGAAGTGGCGAAGTTGAAGAAGATAGCAGACGAAAAGACAGACCAGCCATCAGTTGGCTGAAAATGGTGGACAACATAGCAGGGGGTGACCGCACCAAATGGGATTTCTTTTTGAATATGCCGCTGGTTGAGTTCTTAAACGCAGTCAGTTTCCAAACGGAAAAAGACAGGGCAAGGACTGAACGGCTGAACACAGCAGCGCAGTCGGCAAAGTCTGCCAAAGATAGCACGGTTTATAAAATTGCATTATTGCAAGAAATGTTGTAATTTTGTAGCATAGTCAGGTGGCGGAATGGTAGACGCTAAATGAATCCATAGATGAGATTTAGTTGGGTTAATGGATAACTAAATCATACAGGTTCGAGTCCTGTCCTGACTACAACCGTTGGTGTAACCGGGAATGAATACCGGCAAAGGGTAACATCTCACCAATGGTGAGGATAGGAGTTCGAATCCCCTACGGATGAAGCCCCGGCCATTGTGTCGGGGTTTCTACTTTTATAGATGTGAACATTACCAAAGCGCAACTGGATGCAATCAACAAAGGTTTGCTGGACAAGTTCGGCATACCCGACAGCCCCATGCCTAATTCATTACTTGCTGACCTTGTTATTGGAGTTGCACAGCGTTTAATTGATGCCATCCGTGAGGACATGGAGCGAAAGGAATTGAAGTCAACGGGCAACCTGATTGCGGAAACGGGTGTGGGTGATTTCATTGAAACACCAAGCGGAGTGACCGTGCCGATTATGATGTCAAAATATTATCTGTATGTTGACCAAGGCAGAAGGCCCGGAAACAAACCACCCATTCAGTCGCTTGAAAATTGGATAAGAAACAA